ATGGGCTTGAAGGGTTCCGTAATTGGCAAGTACCAGTTCATCCCTGAGACCCTCGAAAGGACCGCCCGTCAGGCCGGTCTCGACCTGGACAAGACCAAGTTCACACCGGCTGTCCAGGAGCAGCTTGCGTACACCCTGATGAACAACCCCGCCCGTGGTAAATACACCATGGATAACTTCTTGAAGGGGGAGATCACCGCTGAGGAGCTTCTAGACAACACCCTCACCGAAGAGTGGATGGCGTTGAAGAAGACCAATGGGCGGAACAACTGGGACGGAAAGCACGGGAACCAGTCCAACACCTCGGCAGCAGTTTCGATTGCCGCGTTGAAGAACTTCCGGGAAAACTTCGTGGCCACACAGAAGAAGACCGGAAGCACCGACACTACAGGACTTGTCTTAGGGCTGGACTCCGCACCCGGAACAGCTACCGGTAAGTTGGCCGATGAGGCCGAAACTGAGTTTGGGGTTCCGGGAACCGCGGTGAGAGCCGCAGCCGCCAATGCCATGATCCGTATGTTGGAAGCCGATCCGACTATGGCCGACAGGGATGACCTGGAGGATGTCATGTCAAACGCCAAGCTTCCCATGGCCGAGCGCCAGCGGGTCCTCGGTGTCCGAGACCGCATCCGTGCCGAGAACGACGCCAACGCAGCCATCCAGGAGCGGGAGCGGAACGACTTCATCGTCACCCAGGCTGATGCCTTCCTGCGCTCAGGCGACAAGGAAGCGCTCAACCAGATCAAGGCGCAGAACCCCGAGGTTCACTCGAAGCTCCTGGCTCTGGAAGCCAACCCGCCGACCATCGAGAACCCTAAGGAGGCCGAGCAGTTCTTCGCTGACGCCGTGTCCCCTGAGGACCCCGACTTCAAGATCAAGGCACTCCGAGCCTACGCAGACGGTCAGATCGACCGCTCCACCTATACCAAGGTCGTCAAGCAGTACGACATGACCCAGAACGCCAAGGAAGTCTTAGAGCTTCCGGGCATCGAGGCTTATGTCGCTACGGTCGAGCAGACGATCCCCGCAGGACATCGAAAGCAGTTCCGCGACACACTCGCGGTCGCCATTGATGACCTCCGAGAGCAAAGCGGCGGCGCACGTCCCGCAGTCTCCGCAATCCTTGCCGAAGTCCAGAACATCCACGCCACCGTGTCCTCCACGGTGCAGCAGGACCTTGCTGCGACTGACGCCAAGTACAACTAAGGACCACAATGAAGAACTTTGAGCAGCAGCCGGATGGGACTTTCCTCCCCACGGCTGACCTTATGGACCGCGTTCGCGCCAAACCCGAGCAGTACCCGGATGCTGTCTCAGACTTCTCCCGCATGAGCGGCAAGACCCCCGAAGAGGTCCAGGCGATCCTCGACAACCAAGGCTCCTATTTCGGGGCAGTGGGCAACCGAGTGACCGATCTGGTCCAGGGTGGGTCCGAAGCCGTAGCAATCGCAGCCGAAAACCTCCTCCCCGAGTCCGTCTTGGGTGAGGGGGCCACGGCAATCCGAGATTTTTCCGAGGGGCTTGACCCCAAATTCGACACCGAAAAGGGCATGGTCGAGAACATCACCGAAGGTGTCGGTCAGGCCCTCCCAGCCGTCGCCGCAACCATTGGCACGGGCGGTCTTGCCGGTGTCGCCATTGGTGCCGGTGTCTCCACCCTGACCTTCGACAGTGACGAAACCCTCGCCGCAACCCTCGAAGAGGTCGCCCCAGGCATCACGCCTGACATCCTGGTCCCTCAGGAGGGTGATAGCGAGGAGGTGAAGTTCTACCGCGCCCTCGCAGCCAACGCAGTCACCGACGCGATCTCCCTGGGAGCCTTCAACGTCGCCGGAAAGGCCCTCAAGGGTCTCGCCGCGACCCTCAAGGAAGCCCCAGCGACCGCCGCGACCGCCAAAACAGCCCAAGTTGCCCCCGCAGGAGCCCCCACGGTCAACGCTCAGGCCGCTCAGACGGTCAAGCAAGCCGCTGCCCAGGCTCAAGGGCTCCAGATCGACTCCACTATCTCCACCGCCGAGGCCCTGACGCGCTCTCAGAAGCGCCAGAAGGAAATCCTCGTCGCCAAAATGCAGAACTCCCCGCTCTCCCCGGTCGATGAAGCGGCCCGGAAGAAGTTCGTCCAGGACAACATGGGTGCGGCGTCCCGCCTGTGGACCCCGAAGAACCCCAATGTGAAGCACTCTGAGGCCGTCAAGGGCGATGCTGTGCTGTTCCTGAACAACGTCTGGGACGCCCTGAACAATGGTGATGACGACGCGGTCCTCCAGATCGTCCGCAAGGGCTTCGGGACCCGCAACGCGGTTGACGGCGACTACGCCAAGACTGTTATCGGCTCCGCAGTCCGCACCGCTCTGCACGAGAAGGGTGTAGGCTTCGACCAGATGGTAGCCCTGATCCGTCAGACCCCTGACATCGGGACCAGGACAGCCGCAGCGGCAACGCTCAAGAACTACACCGAGTCCATCGTCAAGCTTGCTGAGATCGATCGCGAGTTCGGTCGAGCAGCATCCCTCCAACTCCTCAACCGCAAGAAGCTCCTCAACGGAACCGTGGACGAGGTCGAGGCGGCTGAGAAGTACCTGACCGAGAAGTTCGGGAAGGAAGGGATCACCCTGTTCTCAGATAAGGCCGAGTTCTTCAACGAGAACATGAAGCTCCTCGACGGGATCGGCTACGACACCTCGAAGCTGATCACCCAGTTGGACGACATGTTCACCGAGTTCGACAAGATGCGCCAAGGTGCCTTGGAGAACATGAAGCAGAACTCCATGGTCCGCATGAACCCGGCTGACAAGGCTCGGGCGCTGGCGACCACGGTTCGAGCGATCAAGGAAATCCAGACCACCGCACTTCTGTCTCAGTTCTCTACGACCGGGCTGGAAGTTGCCACCAACACCTTCAACAACCTGTTGCTCCCTCTGATGGAACACGGGATCGCGAAGGGGAACCTTGGTAGGGCAGGGCGGGAATACGCCGGGTACGTCTCAGGCTTCGCGAAGGCGAAGGAGATTGCCATGCGGGTCTTCAAGACCGGCGACGGCGTGGTTGACGACTTCAACGCTACGGAAATCGTGGACCCCATCCTCAGCTACAAGCGCTTCCCGTTCGACAAGAACCCTGGGACCCATCTGGCCCTCAGGATCGCCAAGATCGCAACCGACGTTGCCCTGGCTTCCTCCGAGTTCTGGAAGGCCCTCCGCGCTCAAGGTCTGGCCTATGCTGACGGCATGGAAATGGCCTTGGCTTCCGGCGCTGGCCGAGTGGACGCGAAGAAGATGGCGAAGGAGTACATGGAGAAGCAGTTCTCGGCAGAAGGCGCACTGGTTAACCCCAAGTACCGCCTGGACGTCGCAGAGACAGCTTGGCAGTCTGCCTTCGACACCCGCTACGTTACCGGCAGGGTCGGTCAAGCCATCGACAACGTCCGAAACAGAGACACTGTCGGTGGTCTCTTGGCTCGCTCCGCAATGCCGTTCTTCCGAACCCTCGTGAACATCGGGTCCAACTCGATGCAGTTCCTCGTCCCTCCGGGTCTCCCGACAGCCCTCAAGGCAATGTCGAAGTCCCAGAAGCACTCCTGGCTCCAGGCCGTCCCGAAGACCATCAAGGCTCTCGATGACTTCACCGGGGCCAACGGGGTAGCCGCTCAGGCCCGAGCAGTCGGTCGCCAGCGTCTCGGCATGGCCGCGACAATGGGAGCCTACGCCATGGTCGCCATGAACGAGGACATCGAGATCACTGGGGCCTCCCGGTTCAAGCGCTGGGACGCCAAGAAGCGAGCCTTCGAGGAGTACCCCGCGAACTCCATCATCGTCGGTGAGACCTCCTACGATCTGACCCGAATGCTCCCGTTCTCGGCTCCGCTGATGCTCGTGGGCATGATGCGGGACATGGAGATCGAGTCCCAGTTGCAGTTGGAAGGTGGAAACTACGCCGCCGACAACGGCGCTGCCCAGGCTCTCGTGGACTATGTCCCGGCCCTGGCCCTCACGAACCTCACGCTCTTCCAGGACGGCGCAGCAATGCAGGGCGTCTTCGGGTTGTTCGATGCGGTTCAACAGGCTTGGACCGAAGGCAAGGTCGATGCTCTCCAGCTTTACGCTGAGAAGTACGCCCAGCAGTTCACTCCGGGTATCGTCAAGATGGCCGCGAAGAACGCCAACACGACCCAGTACGAGGGCTACGACTTCTTCTCCCGCTATGCGGCAGCAGCCGGTCTCCCCGTGGGTCTCCCCAAGTTGGACTTCGTGGGTGACCCGATTGAGGTCCCGATGGGTCGCGGCTTCCACCCGTTCAACCCGAGGACCCTGCACCGAGACAGTCCGCTCCACCAGGAGTTCGTCTTCCTCAACAAGACGGAAGACCTGGCTATGGTCCCCGACAAGCCCGACGCTGTCTTTGACAAAGCGTTCTGGCGGAAGATGGGTGTCCAAGTGGACGGCATCTTCTCGGACGGCAACATGCCCTCGCTCACTCAACTCGAAACAGTTGATGGCAAGAACGCATGGGAAGCCTACCGCGAGTACCTATACCAGGGACGCACCAAGGAGGACGAGCCCGTCAAGACCGGGGTCGGCAAGGTCCTCATCAAGAAGGGCGAGAACTTCAAGGCAGCGATCATCCGCACCATTGAGACGCCCGAGTACGCCAACCTGACCCCTGAGGCCCGAGCGCAAGTCTGGAAGGACATCTTCTCGTTCTACAAGAAGGGCGCCAAGGAGTATCTCTCGACGTCCGCTCTGGTAACCCCGAAGGTCTTCGAAGGCTCCACCTACGGCTCGCCTATCTCAGGCCCAACACCTATTGCCGACACCGCTAAGGCGGCTTCGAAGCTCGGCACTTCTATCCAGCAAACCAAGGGTTCTCCCCTGGATGCTGCCTTCGGCATTCAAAGGTAACAACCACACATGACAGTCAGTGTCATCCTTCCGGGTCAAACCGGGGGCACGACGGACTATGCGGTTCCCTTCGAGTACCTTGCACGTTCCCACGTCAAGGCAACGGTAAACGGGGCTCCGGTCTCGTTTACCTTCAACTCGACCTACATGATCCGCATCTCCCCGGCACCTGTCGGGACCGTCGCAATCTACCGCGAGACCCCCAGCGATGAGCCGATCAACGTCTTCACGGACGGCTCGATCCTCGTAGCTGACGAACTTAATGCGGCCTTCCTCCAGTCCCTCTTCGTGTCCCAGGAGGTGGCTGAGAAGCTCCCCGGTCGAGATACCGGGGGTAACTGGGATATGGGCAACCGCCGCCTCATCAATATCGCCACGCCTGTAAATCCGAACGACGCCGTTAACAAGGCTTTTGCAGAGGAGCAGAGGGCTCTCGCTGACGCTGCCCGTGTCGCGGCAGAGGCCGCACGGGACGCCGCCCTGGAGCACCGGAATTCCGCTCAGGGGTTTGCAGGTGCCGCTTCATCCAGCGCCTCTATGGCCGCGACAAAGGCCGATGAGGCCGCAGCGAGCGCTGCATTGGCGGCTACTTTCAATCCGACCAGCTACTACACCCGCACTCAAAGCGATGCCCGGTACTACACGTCCACGGCAGTCGACGCCCTCCTGGCTTCCAACTTTTACACGCAGTCTCAGGTTAATTCCCTGATCGGGTCGATCCAATCCGGCACTCCAGGTGACATCATTTTCACCGCCGCCGAGACCGCCCCGGCTGGCACTCTGGTCGCCAACGGCGCGGCTGTTTCCCGAGCAACCTACTCCGCACTGTTTGCCCGAATTGGGACGACATACGGTGTTGGTGACGGTTCCACCACGTTCAACCTGCCCGACTACCGCTCGTACTTCCTTCGAGGTCTAGACCTCAGCCGGGGTCTCGATGCCGGTCGAGTATTGGGCTCCATCCAGGCGTCGCAAAACCTCGCCCACAACCACACCGGCACGACGGACAGCCAAGGTGCGCACACGCATGGCGCTTCTTCGTCAAACGGGGGGAGCGGGAATGGCTCTGTTATATCTTCTACCAACGGATCAGGGGCCGCAGGATCAATCTCAGTTAACTCCGCAGGTGCGCACTCGCACAACCTGACCATCGCGTCGAGCGGCGGGACGGAAGCGCGGCCTATCAACATTGCAGTGCTGATCTGCATTAAGTTCTAAGGAGTGTCGATGCTAATCCACCATTACGATCCCATCACCGGCTCTTACATCAACTCCTCGATTGCAGATGAGAGTCCTCTAGAGCCTGGGGTCATCCTGTTACCCGCCCATGCCACCATTATTGAGCCTCCCGAGGCCCGTGAAGGTTTCTACCGGCGCTTCGTTTTCGGCATTTGGGGCTATACGCCGATTGACGGACCTATCGAAGAGGAGCCAACTCCTGAGCCGATCCCCATCGATCCCCTCTCGATCCCCCTGGAGCGCCTCGACTTCTGGCTCGTCGCCGCCCAGGCCGGGGTCTCCAAGTGGTCCGTGAGGGATCGCATCGCAGCCATGCCGGAAGGCGTCGAAAAGAACGCCGCCATCGCCTACTTCGAAGACGCCCAGGTATACCGCCGAGATGATCCTCTCTTGAACGCCATGGCCCTCGCTGAGGGCATCACGGGCGAGCAGTTGGACACGCTCTGGACTTGGGCCGTGAACTCATAAGGGGTCCCTCAGGGGACCTCTCATCTTTACCTGAAACATCAATGCAATGGATGCCACCCTACTCAACGAAGTCCAGCGTTCTCTTGGACGTATCGAGGGCAAGACCGACGCCCTCCTAGTGAACCAGGAGCGCCTCCGCGAGGACTACGACGATCTCCGCAAGGACGTCGACACTCTCCGCTCGAAGCTCAATTGGTACTCAGGCGGTCTGGCTACTGCCGGAACCGTCTTCATGCTCTTCCGTGACAAGATCACGGCTCTCTTCATCGGTTAGTCCCATGGCCGCTACTGTTGACCTCATGTCCATCCTGCACGACACCGTCGCCCAGGAGTTGCTCAATCGCATCAAGGACGGCACGGCCACCGCTGCGGACATCTCGAATGCCATCAAGTTCCTCAAGGACAACGGCATCGAGGCGCGAGCAGATCGAAACGCCGCAGTGGCCTCTCTGGCCTCACAGTTCCCCTCCTTCGAAGACGAAGACCGGGCGCTCAACTAACGGGTCGGGGCTCAGTCCCCGGTTCGCTCTGCTTCCCCACGAGCATTCCCTTTGACCTATAAAGACGCGCTGAAAGCCTCCACCGCAGGTGTCGAGGCTGACCCGCTACGCTCAGACTTCCGCAAGTTCATGTGGCTGGTCTGGAAGTACATCAATCTGCCGAACCCCACGGCGACCCAGTACGATATCGCCAAGTTCCTCCAGCATGGCCCGAACAAGATTTGTATCGAGGCTTTCCGAGGAGTGGGCAAGTCCTTCATCACCTCGGCCTTCGTCCTCTGGGTCCTCTACTGTAACCCTCAGATGAAGATCATGGTTGTCTCGGCCTCGAAGAACCGAGCGGACAACTTCGTTACCTTCACGCTCCAGTTGATCAACCTGATCCCGGAGCTCCACCACCTCAAGCCCAAGCCCAGCCAGCGATCCTCCCGCGTGGAGTTCGATGTTGGCCCCGCCGATCCCGACCAGACACCCTCGGTGTTCGCTAAGGGTATCGACAGCCAGCTTACCGGTGGCCGAGCAGACATCATCGTCTCTGACGACGTCGAGGTCATGAACAACTCCATGACGGTTGCCGCCCGAGACCTCCTGGTCGAGAAGACCAAGGAATACTCCGCTATCTTGAAGCCCCTCGATCACGCCCGGATCATCTACCTGGGAACCCCGCAGACCGAGGACTCCATCTACAACAAGCTCCCCGAGACCTTCACGATCCGCATCTGGCCAGCCCAGGTCCCCACCAAGGAGGAGAGACCTGGCTACGCCGACAACCTGGCTCCCATGGTGGAGCGCATGTTCCAGGATGGTCGCCACGGTGAACCTGTCGATCCCGAGCGTTTCGACATGGACGAACTCATCGACCGTCGAGCCGAGTACGGCGCAGCCGGTTACCAGTTGCAGTTCATGCTCAACACCAAGCTCTCCGACGAGGAGCGCTATCCGCTCAAGCTCAAGAACCTCGTGGTCATGTCGGTTCCCCCGCAGAAGGCCCCGTACGAGGTCCACTGGCTTCCGAACCCGGATCGCCACCTCAAGGACCTGCCGCTCTACGGTATGGCTGGAGACAAGTACTACGCTGTTGCCGGTCACGGCTCGCAGTGGGAGGACTACCAGCACCGCGTCATGGCAATCGACCCCTCGGGCCGAGGCCGCGACGAGACCGGGTACGCTGTCGGCTACATGCTGGCATCGAACATCTGGGTCCCCAAGGCGGGAGGCTTCCAGGGCGGCTACGAACCGGAGACCCTCCAGGCCCTCGTAAAGATCGCGAAGGACCACAAGGTCCAGGCGATTGTCATCGAAAGCAACTTCGGTGACGGTATGTTCGCGAAGCTCCTAGAACCCCACCTGCTTAAGGCTGGAGTGACTGCGGAGATCGTGGAGGTCCGTAACCACACCATGAAGGAGATGCGCATCCTGGACGTCCTGGAGCCGGTTGTGAGCCAACACAGGCTCATTGTGGACCCCTCGGTGATCGAGGAGGATCACGACACGATCCAGAAGTACGAAGGGATGCTCCGACAGCATAAGTCCCTGTTCCACCAGATGACCCACGTCTGCCGCATGAAGGACGCCCTGCGTCACGACGACCGCCTGGACGCCCTGGCGATGCTCGTCGGCCACTTCGCAGAGATGATGAACCAGGACGCTCAGAAGACAGCCTCCCTGGTCTACGCGGAGAAGATGCGCGAGGAGCTAGACAGATACCATCAGGCACCCCTGACGAGACCCACAGGACAGCGCAAGCTCAAGTGGGGAGGGGGCTTGGTCTGAGACAGCAAATGTGATTAGACAGGTGTTGACAAGACAACCTAGAGTGTAGTACCCTAAGATAACTAAGGGTATACCCTAGGGTATCCCTACAGAAACTAGGATAGTTATCAGTAGGAGTAGTACCCTAGGGTTACCCTCCAGGTTCCCTCTGAGTTCCCTCACAGTTATCTGTATGGTACTCCTCCTCCTGTTATCTCCCCTAGGGAGGGTCAGGTGTACGATGGATGACCCCCGTGGGAACCCCGAGGGTAACCCTGGGGTGTACTCCCCCTCCCTGATACCCTCTCATTCCCCTCCAGGAGCCCCAGGAGAGCCTTCGTGGGCTCGTCGGCTACCCCAGTAGCCCACGGACCTCTGAGAGCCCTCCAGGAGTCCCTGAGGGACCCGCGACCTTTTTGCGAAAACTGTGTGAGAGCTCTACGTATATGCGTGTCCCCCAAAAACCCCCCGTGGGTGCCCCGGTACAACCGCAGATACCTATACGGCCCGGCCCAGCACAACCCCCGGCATACATAATGGCACAAGCACGGCACAAGCCCCACGCTAAACCCCTGATAACATTGGGTTACACGCTAGATGTAGCATCGGGTGACCTACCTGATACACGCAGAGATGCCCCAAGGGACATGCTGCAACCCCGAGGATACTTGCAACCTTTACGGTTACATGTGTCCTCCCACATTTTTCCGGTTGTCCCTCCGGGTATCCCTCACAGTCCCTCACAGTGATCACGAAATGTTACAGAGTGTAACAGAGTGATCGTGGGGGAAGCAGGTTGTATTCCTATACCAAGCGCAACCGCACCCAACCCAGACCCCCAAACCGACGGCACAACCTAGAGCATTCACAACCGATACGAGTGCAACCGAAAAACTAGTCATATTGCGTCCAAGGGTCTCGCCCTAGTTACCCCTTGGTTATCGCAGGAAACGCGTCAGCGGCCTTCTATGGCCGTTTGGGAGCATTGCTAATATACGTCAACCAAAGATCGTGCATTGCGCAGCATTGCAACCGCCCTCGCGTACGTACGCGCGTTCCTATCCCGGAAAAGGGAAGGGGGCTGTCTTCCTATACCAATCGGCCCAGTGTGATCTAAATGTGATCTATGTCACACGCCGATAAGATAGCTGCAAAAAGGGGGTTTACTGCGATACCGAAACGGGTCTAGAAAAGAGTCACCGAAGCGCAAATGCTTCGGGACGGCCTTCCCCACTTTCACGGATCATGCCGCAAGTCGGGGCCTTAGCGTGATGAACGCGGCGGGATGTGGGCCGGGGAATAAAAAGTTAGGTCCCTGCAAAAAAGTAGTTGACTACGGTAACGCAGGGGTCTAAAAGGAAAGCATAGCAGAGCGGCGGGACACCTCGGGGTCCCAATGCGGTGACCGGTGGGAGCCCAGTCTGTTCTTTGAAAACTGAATACGTAGAGGACTACCGGTGTCTGCCCAAGCAAGAGGGCAGTGGGTGAAAAACCAGCACAACTAGTCCCGGCTCTAACAGGCTGCCCGGATCGCCTGTTGCTGACTGACCGTTAAGGATTGTTCGCTGGATCATGGCGACAGGCGGGTAAACAGCGCGAGGGGTGACAATTCCAACCTGTCACCAGCAAGTAGGACACTAGTGCCGCCAAGGGGGCACTGCGTCTCGAAGACCGTGAGATAACCGACCATCGATGATTTGGGACTAACACCGACGGATCAAGGGAATGAGATACTAAAAGGGAATATTACAATGGATTGATTGTCTTACTGGCAGCATCTTTGCGGGTGCTGCTTACTAAGCCAATCGCCGCAATAGCTTGCAACGCAAGCACCACAACATGAGGTGACACAATGAAGATCACGGCTGAACATTACGACCACATGAAATCCGAGATTGCCAAGGTCTTTGACCGGCAGAAACACGAGGATCACACTAAGTTTGTGATCAATGAGGGCAAGTCGAAGGATGTGGACATGCGTGTCCGCTGGGACTGGTCCTACCATGCCAACCTGTCGCCGTTCATCAGTGCGGAGGTGTATAAGTACGCCAACGACAATCATGTGGACACGGCCCTTCGCCGGATCATGTCCGAACTGCTGACTGAAACCCTGCGATAACCAAGGGACAACAACGATGACGCAGACCTATACCCATCTGCATATGGAAGCCGCGACGTGCCTCTGGGAAGCCATGCTGGAAAACCGCAATCGCCCCGCCTCGCAACTGTGGGGCAGTATGGAAGGCATGCGTGTCTTCTGGGATAACTTCGGGACCGCTGCGGTTCGACAGACCGCCATCGATTTGGCCGACGACGTCCTTAAGGTCTGGAACTCCATGTCCCAGGATGAGCAGGACAGCTGTGTCCCGTATGATTGGGAGTTCGTCCCGGCATTCCTCGCTCTTGTCGAGTTTCACGACACGGGACACTACCCGATCACTGATCACCGGGCGATGGCCGACCGCATCCTCGCACCCCTGTAACTTTAACCCTGCGATAACCAAGGGAAACCCCTATGACCCTCGCAAACCTCAAGATCGCATTGTCTACTGCCGGTGCATCCGTGCGCCGTATCGATGGGGAGTATCAGGTCAAACTGATGCACTGGAATTGGGCACATCCTGCCGTCTACTTCACAGAAGATTGGGAGGATGCACTGCTGACCGGCCTTGCCATGGTTCGACGGCACAATGACGCCCTGATGGCTGCGTAATCGTAGGGAAGCCCATGCGCCACATTCCACACATTTACCTGCGGGTTGACCCGCTGGACCTGCCGCGAAAGCGGGACTTTCACTGGCTGGCTGTCCTCGTGCTGTCGGCTGTCTTCGTAACCGTTGCCTACCTCGTGAGGTGAACCATGAGCATGACACGCAAGGACTATGAGTTGATCGCGGCTGCTATCAAGCGGCACGCAACAAAGGCGGACAAGGCGGTGTATCACCGATTTCCGGGATCGCAGGAAACGCGGTCGGCCCTGTCTGACCTAGCCGACGACCTCGCGGGGGAACTCGCGGCGGCAAACCCGGCCTTCAAGGCTGACAAGTTCCTCAAGGCTTGCGGCGTCGCCTGATGCCCCAGCTTACCCGTGACCAAATGGCTGCGTTAGCGCAGGATTTCACCCGCCTCATCATCACCGGCAGACACCAAGGAAGAGCCGCCATGACCTCCTACAAGTTCAACCCGTTCGCCCTCGACATCACCGACGCAGTAGCAGTGCCTTCTCCTATACCGCAGGACACCCGTGCGAAGCTCGTGGACGGCGTGGTCTATCGCGGCGATGCACCTGACGACATCGTAACAAAGACCGACCTCGCAGGGGTCCCCGAGGGTGCCCTCGTGTCCCTCGACAATGAGCGCACGGCCTTCCACTTCTACCAGTATTATGAGCACCTGAGCGTCCCTTACGTGGATTGGACGACGCCTAACTACATCGACCGCCATGTCCGTCATGCCGATCTGCGTGACTGGGTCCAGATGCAGCCCAGCGTCCGTCACAAGCACTACCACGAGTATTACGTGACGGGACACGCAGACTTCTCGGCGATCTACAGTGCAATCCATTGGTTCCTTGGGCAAAGCCCGTGGACCAACGAGCGGCGCATCATGATGTCCACGAAAATCTGGTGCGAGCACCTGCCGCGTATCTCCGAGAAGTTTCCCGGAATGTTGGCCTACTACCAGTCCCCTGCCAAGCGAGCCCGTGGCATCCTCACGCCTATCAAGCCCGGTCGTTACCTCAACAAGTTCTTCTCGCACCTCCTGACCGGCGAAGAGATCAACAAGCTCGCCGTTCGCTGGGAAGTCTCGGCGGTCCCGCCAGAACTCACGATCACGCAGGATGCCGACGAAATCGAGGCTGTCTATGAGAACGCCTATCTGAGTTCGTGCATGTGCTTCAAGCACAAGGGTGCGGAGTGGTTCGGCAAGGAGCACCCGGCTCGCATCTATGCCGGTCCCGATCTCGGCGTTGCCTATCTGGGTCCGAAGGAAAACCCGGTTGCCCGTGTACTCGTGTGGCCAGAGCGCAAGATTTTCCTGTTCAAGGCGTACGGTGACACGTACCGCATCAAGGATGCGCTGAAAGCCAAGGGTTACACCGAGGCAATGGGCGATGACTTCGAAGGTGCCGCGGTGCGCCGCATCCCGTACCGTGACGGCATGGTGGTCGCGCCGTACCTCGACGCTTGCGAGTACCTCGCGGAGCACCCGACCGACGATAACCTGTTGGTTCTCTCGGATGACGATGGGTATCTCTGCCAGAACACGAGCGGCATCTCGGATCGCTTCGCCGGTGGCCGTGAACGCTGCGCCATCACGGGTGATCGCTATCCTCGCGATGAAATGTACTACATCGAAGGCGAGGATATCTATGTCGGCGAGTGGGCTCTCAATGAGTACTTCGTCACCGACTTCCTGACGGATCACTACATCCGCGAGGAGGACGCAGTCGAACTCGCTGGTCGCAACTACACCCGGCACACCCTCGCGGACAACTCTGGCGTCTACTACTGCGATCACAACGAGGAATACTACCTTGAGAGCGAGTTTCCCTCGATAGAAACTGCGGATGGGCAGACAATCTCCTCGAAGGCGTATCGCGACGACTTCTTCACCTGCGATCACGACGGGGAAATCTACCCGGATAGCTATGCGGTGGAACTGTCTGACGGTCGCATGGTCCACGAGACCTACAAGGAAGAGCTTGAGGCGGAACTCGCCGCCTCGGCTGATGTGGATGTGGCTGCGTAAGCGGCCCTTCCTATCCCGAAATCCCCTTTGTCCGCGAAAGGACAGCTCAAATGAAAATGACCAAGGAACTCCTGCACAAGCACGTTGCAGATATCCGAGAGATGTTCACCTACATGCGCCCTTCGGGGTCCGAGACCGAGCAACTCTTCATCGATCGATACCTGACCCCGCTGGGTTTCAAGCGGGACCCCTTCAAGAACCTCGTGGTTACCGTGGGTGAAGGCTCGCGCATCTTGTGGTCCTCCCACGTTGACACCGTCCACCGCTCCGAAGGCCGTCAGACTGTCCATTACGACGGCGAGTTCTTGGAGCTTTCCAAGCGCTCGAAGAAGCGAGGGGCGAATTGCCTGGGAGCCGACGACACTGCCGGTATCTGGATCATGACCGAGATGGTCAAGGCCGGGGTGCCGGGGACCTACATCATCCACCATGCGGAGGAGAGCGGTTGCGTGGGGTCCACCGACCTCGCCATTGGGGACCCTGAGTTCCTCAAGAAGTTCGACTTCGCCATTGCCTTCGACCGTCGCGGCTATGACAGCATCGTGACGCATCAGGTAGGAGGGCGCACTTGCTCGGACGAGTTTGCGCAATCCTTCGCGGACATCCTCGACGCCTTCCACGGGTCCGCGACGGGCTACAAGGCAGATGACGGCGGCGTCTACACGGACACCAACGAGTATGCCCACCTGATCCCTGAGTGCACCAACATTTCCGTGGGGTATTTCTCGCAGCACTCCAAGGATGAGCGCCAGAACGTCGGCCACCTGATTTGGCTGAAACACGCAATGGTCAACTGCGACTGGACGCAACTCACCAAGCATCGCAATCCCGAGAAGAAGCAGTCTCGATTTTGGGGGTCCAACTACGGCGGTCGTGACTTCGGGTACGGCGGCTGGGACCGCCTGGACGACTATGAGTATGGAGACCTATACGATGATAAGGGCAACCCCCTGTCCAACAAGTCCAAGCGGTCATCCGCTCGGAGCACCAATTCCTACGAGGATGCCGTCGAGCGTTTCCCTGAGATTGCCGCCGAAATCCTGTCCATTTACGGGCTTTCAAAGGCCGACTTCCTGGCCGAGGTCGCCGCTATCTATGGGGATGCCTACGTTGATGACGAGGTGGCCTAATTGAGCGAGAACGTCAGTAACGCTGCGGCCAAGCTGGCTGCAATAGTGGATCACGACAACAAGCGTCCCGATATCCGGGGCGCGGTCGTGGCCTTCGATCAACTCAAGACCTTCAAGGCGTGGCGACAGAAGCGGCGAGTTCTCGTCATGCGCCTTATGGGTCCCGTGCGCGGATACGCATGACTTCGGCAACGCAGTTAACTTTATTTCGGGGGAAAACCGACTCACCTCGAAATGTGAGTTGCAGGGTCGACTATTTCATGTGTAACCGGGCACCGTTAATCTACCGTTAAGGGGTATGTAAGTGCGAATTGAATTCTACACGAGGGAAGGGACAAAGGTCCGAGCAGAAGTCGTAGATAGCGACGATTATTGGGATGTCTGCACGTATGGGCGGTCGCGCCTGGAGGCTTTGGCCGTTGAAGGCGTGGATGATTATCAGGTGTTTGAGGATGACGAAACACCTATACCGGGTGAACGGTCGTAGGGAGTTCCCTATCTGTTCCGGTTGACGGTTTCGTAACTTCCTCTGTAATTGGAAAAGTTTTCAGTAAAGCAGGGAGTTTTAAAAATGGATGCAAAATACGCAAGGCTGCGGGACCTCATAGCGGTCCTCCAGAAGTTCAATCAATTCGACCACAAGATGCAGGTGAGCACTGTCCTCACCCTCTTGGAAATCGCTTCGGCTGACATGACGAAGAAGGAAATCACCCCGCAGGACCTTGAGAAGCTCACGGGTCTCATGTCGGGCACGATGACCAGGAACGTCTACTACTGGGAGAACGGTTACAAGGACGTGACCGGCGCTCACAACATGGTCGTGGTTCGCATCCACCCGTCAGATCGACGGAAGAGACTTCTCAACCTGAACGCAAAGGGTAGGGGCTTTATCGAAAGCCTCCTCGCAATAGGAGACAGACATGGCACGACAGAGGGGCAGCAAGTTCCAAGCTGACGTCAACATCAACGGGGTGCGTCAGCGTCGCACCTTCGAAACCTTGGCAGAAGCCGAGGCTTACGAGCGAAAGATAGCCAAGGGACTGCCGACTGACAGCCCCTCGACATTCAAGAAGTTCCGCGAAGCGCACTTCGACTTCATCTGGGGCGACGTCAAGGCTCCCCAGGCCGTCCAGTGGACCTTCACTGCCCTGGACAACTTCATTCCCGCAGAGAAGCCTCTTGAGGAGTTCACGACGGCCTACATTCTGGGTCTCGTGGCGGAAATGAAGAAGACCTCTGTCTCCAACGCAACCATCAACCGACGCCTCTCCAGTCTCTCGAAACTCCTGCGTCATGCGGAGAAGCTTGAGCTTGCGCGACGTCCTGTGATCGAGTTCCTCAAGGAAGCCGAGGGGCGCGACCGTGTCCTCACGGATGCCGAGGAGCGCAAGATGGGACTCTTCTTCGACCACATGGGGTTAACCGTGGCGGGGGCGCTGACGCAGTTCCTCCTCTATACGGGATGCCGCCTGGGAGAAGCCTACACGCTCACCAGGGACCGCGTGGATAACAAGAGGGCAACCTTCCACCACACCCTCACGAAAACCTCGAAGACCCGTGTGGTGCCTCTGGTGTCCAAGGCGGAAGAGGCGTGGAAGGTCGTGTGCCGACAGTCGAACCTCGACGCGCCCTTCTCGGTCCTATCCCGGAATACCTTCCGGGGCCATTGGAACCGCCTGAGGGAACACATGGGGGAACTCGATGACGAAGGCTTTGTCCCGCACATGCTGCGGCACACATGCTGCTCCCGGCTTGTCTCCGGGGGCATCCCGCTCCCCCAGGTGATGCTCTGGATGGGACATCGAAACATCGCAACGACAATGCGCTATTCGCACCTTGCTCCGAAGGACTTGGACATGGCCGCGAAGGTGCTCGAAGGAGTAGCCTGAGATGGTAGATCGATACTTTTTTGACAGCCCACAAGCCCGGTATCCCCACCCGGAAGGGGACTGGGTGGAGTACGAGGATTACAAGCGCCTGGAGGACGCCCTCAAGGAAATCCTGGCGGCAAAGAACGCTCCCCACTACGGGGACCACTACGCCGCCTGGGAGCGCCTCTGGGAAACCGTCGAGAAACACGAACACCTGGTAGGAGCAGCCTGATGGAGTGGAACTATGACATCTCCGAAGCCCCTCACGACTCCCATGTGATCCTCACGACACCCTGCGGCAAGGTTGTGCGATCCTACTGGGTCCCTGAGTATTCCACCAAGTCAGGTGAAGTACTCGGCGGGGGCCGATGGTGCTTCCTCACCAAGGGGCAGGAGCCGGTTGCCTGGATGCACTGGCCGGAAGCGGCTACGCTTCCACACACTTGAAGTAAGCCATGAGGTCGCCTGTCTCAGCAAGTTGGGCCACCTTGCCAAACTTGGCGCAGTGCTTGTCGGCTTCCTTGGCCGTCGAGGTAATGTTGAGGTTGCCGACCATTGTGTAGGTGATCCCGGCTGAGTTCCCCGTACCTGTGCCGGAGCATCCGGCGAGAGTGAGGAGCAAGCCGACCAATGCGTAACGCATAAATTCCATCCTTTCAGAGAAACAACCAGCGGTATTTGATTGATTTGCCCTCGCATTTCAAGCCGCTAACCTATGGATTTAGACATGCTCAAGCAGATATCCCCGCTCGACTTCTCCTCAACAGCCGACCAGATCAAGGCAGAGACCATGCTGTTCTCGGCGTCTCCTCAGTTCGCCTTGTTTAACGGAGGATACCTTACGAGGACCGCTGTAAGCCTCCTCATGAACCGCCTGGACGCCTTCGAGGACAACTCGGCAGTCGTCATCGACACCCGCGTCCACATGCTGATGCCTGGGATGTTTCCGGCGATTGGCGGCTGGCACTGCGATGCGATCCCGAGAGGTGCTGATGGTCAGCCCGACTTCACCAGGACGAGCATCATCGACAACATCCGGCATTACCTCCTGGTGGTCGATGCGGGGACGGGGTCCATGACCGAGTTCCTGGACGTGCAGCCGTCCTATACCAAGTCTCTGGAGAGCCTCCAGGTTCCCGCTGGGAAGACCGTGTGGGGGTATCACAGCGAGATGATCGAGGCGTCCCTGGAGGGTGACCGGAGGAACGTCAAGACCGTCGAGAGCGGGAAGCTCTACGAGTTTGGGGCGAAAGACTACCACCGGGCGATCCCGGCGACCGGCTCGGGCTGGCGCTACTTCTTCCGCGCATCGGTCAACACGCTCAATTCTCCGAAGAACGAAATCCGAAACCAAGTGCAGGTCTACCTGCCGAGTGAACACCTGGGGTGGTGATATGTGGGATCACGTTGAAGAGTGCATTGAAATCGGCCTACAGATCGACAACGAGGACGGGGCGGAATGTGTTTTTCCCACGCTTTGGGGGTGGCTTAGAGACGCTGATGATCGTTTGATGAACATCATCGGGGACATCGAAGGCGGCGTTCGCCTGAATACGATGTTTAGCAACGTCTTGCTTACTCCAGACCTTCTCAATGAGATCAGCTTTTTCGCCGAACTCCACGAAGAGTTGTTGCATCGTTGCCGCTCTGTGAAGCTGGAGAACGACCTGGTCCCGGAGAAGTGGAAGGTGGCATACTGGGATAGAGTACTGGAAGCGACCGCCGAATTTGAGTGGCCTGTCGAGATGCTGAAAACCCAGGTTATCGACCGTCGAATTAAGGTGAAGACATGAGCGGAAACTGGAAAGGCTTTAAGGTTGAGATATACATATTCAAGGTGGTGGAAGACCACCTGGACAACTGCGTGGACGTAGTTCAACGTTACCTCGACACGGACACCTTAGCAGACATCTTCGACCGGTATCCTCCTGAGGAGCATGTCATCGAGATATACCCTGCTTGA